GCTCCACTGATATCCTGGTGGGCTCCACTGATATCCTGGTGGGCTCCACTGATATCCTGGTGGGCTCCACTGATATCCTGGTGGGCTCCACTGATATCCTGGTGGGCTCCGCTACTATCCTGCCCATCTACAAAACATTCTAACAATTTAGCATCCTTATTATTTGTTAAAAATTGGTTCTTTTGTAAAGATAATTTCTGCTCCCGTGATTTCGTTAAATGGGAGGGGGGTGATGGTGTGCCATTTGTTGTTTTAGCGGCGTCTACAGGCTGTTTAGTATATTTCGCTTCAATTAGTTTAACAATATAACATGTATCATCGGTAACATCAATCACTTGACCAAGTGCGTTATTGATTCCATCCGGTAATGTTTTGAACATATTCGCCATATTTGTTATAGCTGTAAGTATAAATGTATTAATTTCAGTAATTTTATCATCTTTTGCGTTCGGATTTGTTCCAGATGCTGCCGATTTCATATTATCAATTGCCATTGCGCGTTGTGTCGCATTTGCCGCTGGCGGTGGTGTAGATGTTGTATCTTCAAATCCCTCATAAATATAATAAGGATCCAACAGTGATCTATACATAACTAATATGGATAGAGCGAGCACTCCAAGTACGATAACAAGAACCAATGGAATTATATGTCCAAAGCGTTCTAGCATTCCTATTCGGGGTTACGATTTTAATGATTCTGCTTGCGACTTACTATAGTTTGAATTTTGAACACTATTCATTTGCTTTTGGTAAGCAAGGAATGTATTATTTGTATTATTCATACGTGTGTAAGCTGCCTGCGCATTTTGATAAATGTTACCAACCTGGGTGGAAAACTTTGTTAACAGATCTTGTCCCTGCGATAGAACCGTATAGTATCCCATTTGTTCCGATGTGAGTCCTATTGTAGGATAAGGTACAGGAAAACTAAACTTATTATTTACATAAGGTTGATTCTGGAAATTTTCGAAGTGTGACCCGTATTGCATATTACATACTGATTGCGCCTTATCATTATCCTTCTGCTGGTCCTCATCGCTTTTCGTACTGTAGTCTGAAATATTTTTCTTATAATCGGATTCACATTTATTTATCTCAGCAGTTACTTGTGTATTATTAATATACATATTCAAATAATTTGCGGTTCCTTCAATCCCTGTACAATCCTTGAGCCATTCTTGTACAACTGGACTTTCTAACAATTGTGAGAAGATCTTTATCTTTCCCTCTAGATTCTGTGATAGGTTATCTAATGTCGCAGGAGCTATTTCGGTACTATCCTGAAATCCCTCCGCAGCGGGCGCAGCTGCGACCTGTGAACAGTCGAGCATTCCTTTCTGTTTATGACGATACAGATAGAGTGCTATTTGATTTGCCCACGTAGACTCGGCGTTTTTTGCGCGCGTCTGTTGTAGTGCCTGCTGCTGCGCTCTCGGCAATTGATATTCGGATTGATCGGCAACTTCGGCGGCTTTGCTTTTTATGAATTTATCGTGTACACTCTTATAAATAGAACACGTTTGTGCCTTCATATTTCCCGTATTATCAATTGTATCTTGTAAATTCTGAGTATATTTGTCAAATGTCGCATTCATATTTGTAAGTGATGTATATATATGATTATTAATAGGATTGGCGTCCTGAAAATGCTCATACGCATTCTGCTCTCCTCTACAACACGATTGTGACCTTATCATTCCAACAATAAATGATATAATCGTAACAGCAATGAATAGAAACATCGCATAGGATAAAATATCAACTATGATTCCACTCGTCGGCGTTGCGGAAGGCATCCCTATTTAATAAACATATAATCCACTAGATTAGAAGATTGTAATATGTACATCGCATACAAACGTGGAGGATATCCGCGACCTCCTACATTGCCTGCTGGCACACAGTATTGTCCTCCCGTACCGGGTATTGTATCGACGGCAACTGGTTATATAGGCTTAGCGAATGCTTATAGAAATTTACCAGAATCGTCACGTATGCAACAGCAGCAATCGCCCCTTATGTACGTCAATAATGTGCCGGTAGCGGTTCAATCCGGTGATAGCAATAACGTTCCTTATATTGAGGTGATACCTACACCGGCGTCGGCGACAACCCTTAGTATTCAAACTACAGTTTTACTTGCCGCCAATAATCCATATAACCCGGCAACGCGTTTTGCGCAGTATTTTCCGCCTTTACCTCCGCCCCCACCGTGTCCTGTGTCCGTACCCAACCCTGGTCATGTAGCACCCTGTATACCTCCATCGATGTTTCGAGGGTCGGTGGCTCCATAGAAAATGTTGGACCTACGTAGAACATGCCTACTACAGATTTTTCTGCCAGTCTCACCACCGCACGCCGCCGCCAACTCGCCCTCTATGCGTGGCGCCTGAACGATAACTACCCGCAGAACCCTACAGGTTATCTTTCTGAGCAGGCGCCCTCAAGCGGATGGCGCGGAACCGGTCCCTCTGGCGATGTGCCGACTGCGGTTCGCCAGGGCGCCATTCTTGCCGGTCAGCCCAATAACAACGTTTTCCCTGGTGTTGCGGCGGGTTGCCCCAATGGTACGTGTGCGGCGAACCAGTCTCTGCCCGTTACCTTACAGGGCTTTGTACGTAACTCTCCGGCGAATGTTGTTTCGCATGGCGGTAGCTCGGTATAAACTTACTTTGTTGATAACGTGTAACTAAGTTACAATATATCAATAAGAAATATCGGGTCGTAGAGATGATCGGCACATGTAAAAAAGTGTAAACGCGGTTGCTGCCTGTATTAGCGCAGCTAGAAGCGATGCTACAAGCAAGGGTGTTTCTAATTTCTTATAGAGCGTTAATCCCAATACAGCGGTAATTAAGCTTACAATACCCATTCCAGCGAAAAAATAGCACCAGTTGTATGCCCAAGCCGGTTTACCATTCATTTTATTTATATATTCGATTTTTTATTTTTAGTATTTTGATGTTTAAGCACGGGGAGCCGCCTTCTTCACCGCGGTCTTCTTCGGCGCAGGAGCCGGCGCAGGAGCAGGTACCGGCTCAACAACCTCCTCCTCCTCTTCCTCCTCAGCCTCCGCCTCGTCATCGGCAACAAACGCAGGCTGGGAAGACGCAGGCGCGGCAGCAGAGACATCCTCGTCGTCATCGTCCACGAACGCAGGAGCGCTGGAGCTGGTCTCCGCCGCCTGGTCTACACGCGCCTGGTGGAGCTTCCAGCTAATGCCGAACTTGCCACCGGCAACCCAGATGCTCGTCGCATCCAGAATACACGTGACCTCGGCGCCACGGCGGAGCACCTCCATCGGCGTGACGCCCTCAATCTTACGATCCTGGTCGTCGTACATCACGGCGTCGAAGGCGCCCGTGTTGTAGTTCTTCTTGATAGCAACCGACTGAACAGGGGCGCGATCGTTGCCCTGCTTGTCCTTGCTGACACGGATGCTCTTCGTGTAGAGTGCGCTTACCGTCTCGCGGCTGACGCCACGGAGACCCAGCCAGTTCGCGGCGTTCTTGACACCCTGGTCAATGACATAGTCGTCAATCGCCCGGAGCATATCATAGTACGCGTTGAGCTTCGGGCTGGTCGCACGGTTCTTGAAGTCCAGATTCAGCTTGAACTTGCCGTTGCCCTGGAAGTCACCAGAGTCAAACGGTACCGGCATACGAGGCGCCTGAACACGGAGCTTGCCGCCATTGTAGCTTAGGTAGACAATCGCCGCCGGCGAGTTGTCTAGCTGCTTCTTGGTCGGATCGACCTTGAGGTTGGAAAGGGAGAACTTAGCGGCAGTTACAGGGGCGGACATTTTGCTTAGCGAGTTGTTGTTACTTTTGGTTAGCGAGTAATAACAAGAGGGGAATGCTGAATTGAAATGTGGAAAAAAGGGGCGTCAATTTTTATCCGCCCAGCGCCGAAAAATTCTAGGTTTGCGGTGGAGGTAGTAATAGAGGTGGCATAGCCCGCGGAGCGGTCAAATTGAGTATATCCGCAAACCATCCTCCTAATCCGAAAAATCGTGGAGGCTCTATTGGAGGCAATCCGTCCATATCATCCTGTGCTATAACACTTTCATATAGCCAAGAATATGCTTGTCGGGCTGGATCACTGACAAGAGTCAATGTACTTATAATATACATTGCGCCCAAAATTCTATCATTTCTATCCGCCGCCGATGTAATCATAGTACGAATGACCCCCATATTAATTTTTTGTATACGGTCTAGTGGGAATGTTGCTATGACAAAGGGGGAATACTTGAAAAGCCCTGTTAGATAATTTGGTACTATCTGTCGTTTTTGCTCCGGTGATAGATTTGCCCTATAATTCCATATCGCATATATTTGCCGATAGAATTTCATATGCTCTTCGAGGGTTAGATTGAGGAACCATTCGGGTGATGAATAATAATTCAGCTCATCGATGATTTGAAATAGATCGACGACTTTCATACGATACTGCTGTATTGGTGTCGACGGCTCGAGTTTTGCCCACTCCGTTGTGTTGCCGTGCGCTGTTCGCCGCCTTACAATCTTCTGAACTTTCCTGACTTCTAACAATGGTATGGTGTCCCGATTGAACGGGTTTTCGACCTTTTCATCGTCGGTGCTGTTTGTAATCAAGGTGTTTATAGACCGTAAATCGAATCCATAGATATGCTGTTTCGTATCTTTATAGGAGAAAAACAGGTTTCCGCTAATATCGCTGATAGGATCGGTAGAGAAGAAATCGACATCATTCACACATATCGAACGTGTGTAATAGGCGGGACCCCGATTTCTTACATTATGCCGTCCTATATTGTCCCTAAACCATTGTTGTATTTTGGCAGCGGCTGTAGCGGCAGCAAGCTTCTCCGCGGCTTGTTTTGTTATACGGCGGATTCTTCCTGGACTTACTACTGTCTGTACCCAGGGGTGTGGATTTTTATAGTGTATACCACAATAGTCTCCGTGTGTAGCTATTTTTGGGCAACGGGTCTTCGGAGTTCGCTTCGATTTGATATTTTTACAGGTTGAGTAAGAGTTTTCCATCTCTCTAACGGTTTAAAAGATTTTTTTCCGCGCTTTTTTCGGAATTTTTCACCCTCCGGTTGAACAAAATTGATTGATATTAAAATTTGTAACTACGCTAAGTATTCCCCGCGTTTGATTGAGCCAAAAAACTCCTCGGTCACACATATAACAACAATGAGCTCTGCCCCTGCCAAGCGTGCCCCTGCCAAGAAGACTGCCGCCGCCACTGCCGCCGCCGCGCCGGCTGCGCCCGCCAAGGTTGTCGCCCCCGTTGCGGCGCCTGCGCCTGCCCCCGTTGCGGCGCCTGCCGTTGCCGCCGCCCCCGCCGAGGAGGTCAACGTCGTCAAGGACTTCAACTCCCTCGTAGAGAAGGTTAACTCCCTGCGCACGGTGCTCGGCGCCGTCCTGTCGGACATGAAGAAGCTCGAGAAGCAGATCCCTCGCGAGCTCAAGAAGGCGTCCAAGGGTCGCCGCCGCCGCGCTGCCGTCACGACGGAGGGCGGTGAGGCTGTGCCCAAGAAGGAGTCGGTCTTCACGAAGCCGACGCCCATCTCGGATGCGCTCTGCACGTTCCTCGGTGTCGCGAAGGGCTCCCTGCTCTCCCGCTCGGCGGTCACGACGGCGGTCTGCAAGTACGCCAAGGACCACTCTCTGATGGACAAGCAGATCATCAAGGCGGATGGTGCGCTGCGCAAGCTCCTCGCGCTCAAGGAGACGGATGAGCTGAAGATCCTCAACCTCCAGCGCTACCTGAAGCCCCACTACCTGAAGGCGGCGGTGCCCGCGGTAGCCGCCACGAAGGCGTAAATGGCTTGCTGACAAACAAACTCCAAAAAAATATATAACGCCTCCTTCCTTCCTATACCTTTCCACCATAAACTTCAAAAACCATAAAAATGTCTGAAAAACCCCCAGTCCAAAAACCATAAAAATAGAAAAACTCAAAAAACCAAAAACCCCTGCGATAGCTCAGATGGTAGAGCGGAGGACTGTAGTTTTTAGCAAACTGCTTAGCAATGTCTTCCTTAGGTCACTTGTTCGATTCAGGTTCGCGGGATAATATCTAGTCTTATTATGGTCGTATAGCTCAGTGGTAGAGCACCAAGCTGTTATTTATATAACAATTACTTGGGGGTCTGTGGTTCAATCCCACATTCGACCGCATCTCTTTCTAAGAGATTGGTGGACACATTCTCTTTAATTTTTTAGCCTATACTATAGCCTAAAAAATGATAAACCCCGGTTGCTTATATATACAAAAACATTCATCTAGGGTAAGAATGGGGTATATATACAAAATTACTCATAAAGAAAGCAAAAAATCATATATAGGTCAAACTGTAAAAGATTTAGAAGAACGATGGCGGGAACACTTGAAGAAAACAAGCAATTGCCGATATTTATCACATGCTCTTAAAAAATATGGAAAAGATGCATTTGAATTTAAGTTAATATGTGTATGTTTTGACGAAGATCTTAACTGGTATGAAATAGATTATATGAAAAAATATAATACAATTTCTCCCAACGGTTATAATTTACGAGAAGGTGGTAATAGTGGAAAGCAACACGAAGATACAAAAAAGAAGATATCAGAGACATTAAAAGATAAATATTTTAAAAAAGAAATAATACCAAAAAAGGCATTCTTAGGGAAAAAGTTAACAGAGGAACATAAGGTAAAAATTAGCAATTCTGGAAAAGGACTTGTTAGAAGTGAAGAAACTATAAAGAAAATAACTGAAAACAGTAAAAAATACAAAGTATTACAATATACATTAGACGGAATTTTAGTTAACACTTATGATGGATGTGTCGTTGCTGCGAGTGCTATGAATACACATAAAAGTACCATTTCAGCAGCGTGTAATGGAAAACGCAAAACATACAAAGGTTTTGTTTGGAAATATATTGCAAAAGATGCCACTATAGCCTAAAAAAACATAATATACTATAGAGATGGCGTACCGTCCAATGATACCCGGTGAGTGCGGTGCTTGCTACTTAGAAGACGCCGCACGCTTTGCCGCTATGCCTATAGCCCTCAAGCCGAAAGTACTCGCCGAACTACGTAAAAAAAATGCTAAAACTGCCGCTAATATTAAAGCATATGACGAAAGGATCCTAGCAGAAGAGGCGGCACGGGTAAAAAAGCTGGAAGCGGAAGAGGCGGCACGGTTAAAGGCAATAGCAAATCTTAAGGCACAGGAAGAGAGTATGCGTGCCCCTTCACGTGCAATGCCTCAATCTAACATATATCCCCCTTTTGCTAGCCAAAACATAACAAATGCCCTTAAACATATGTCACGTCGCAATCGTCGTACGTCACGTAAGTCAAAGAAAAACACCCGTCGCAGGTAAGATGTCTGCGAATAAAGATCTTATCGAGGCTGTCCGGCACTATGTTCATTTTGACAATCTTGCCGAGGCGTTAAACAAACAAGTCTCCAATGCGCGCTCAATGCGAGGACAATACGAAACCAAAATACTCACAAATCTGGAATCTAGTGGATTGAAGAACGCCGTCCTCCAAATAAACGGTGCTACCCTACAACGTGCCTCGCGCTCTCAAGCCAACCCACTCTCCTGGGGGTTTTTAGAGGAACAACTTCACGCCTACTATGCTACACACCCTGTTAGGAGCGGCGATGAAACCACAGCAATCATAGATTTCTTACAAAATCATCGCGGGTCTAAAACAACCGACTACCTTAAAAAGACCGTTCTTGGCAGTAATGGAGGTGGTGCGGACGGTGGATACAAAAAACCTCCGACGTAATACTAGAACTTATTTGTGGATTGGCGGGCGATGAATACATTTTTATTACATACTATACAACAAAAACTCAAATATAATAAAATTACACAATGGTTTCATACACTTGTTGAGGAGAAAGAATACGAGGGAACGCCAGCAGAAACAATTATGGAAATGTCAGACTTATTTATCGATCTATTAAAACAAAAACGGCTAAACCTAGGAGTACCCGAAAAGGTATTTCGTCGTAATATGTGTAGCGCATTGTGTACTATGAAATTATATGAAGATGTAAATATTTATAAAATACGTTCATCTGGGTCATATCCTAGCGAATGGAATCGTGATGTAGAGATAATGTGGCAGGAATGGCTTGATGTGCGTTGTTTTAAGAACTGGGTCGCATTTTGGGCTCGTCTTCCTGTGCGTACGTGGGAAGAGACACTGCCAGGTTGGCGCAAAGGAATGGAAAGTATATTAATGTCTTATGTCCAGCGTGAAATTGGTGTGCTTGTTGATGCTGACATTATTGTAGAAGATGAACAGGGTGAATATGTTGATAGTAACCAGTATGAATATGAAGCTGAGTACTAAGGAACGGTAGGATTAACAATATGTATTATCATCGATAATCGTTATTGTTTACACTTAAGAAGACCACGAGTTCTTATTGAACGGCAGCACAGTGGTATCATCTAGCTGATCGCGGAACTTCTGGACACGCTTCTCGAACTCCAGTTCATCCGTCGTCGGCGGGAGCGCAACTTCACTATTATTCAGCTCGTCCATTGCGTTCTTCGCAGGGCGGACACCAAAGCAGTTCACGCCGAAGAGGAGCTCGGGATTGTCAAAGTATCCGCCGTTGATGCCTGGGCGACCGCACGCATTATGGTACTGCGGGTGTCCCTTCTGAAGCTTTTCGTAGGTTGCCTTCTGCGTAGGATAGACCGCCATCTGTCCCTTCACCCAGCCATAATTACACCAGTCGGCGCCATTCTCATAAGCCTCCTTCACCTGATCATAGGTCGCGAGGTCACTATCTAGGGCAGAGCACACCGCTGCCGCATCGTGAAACGTGTAAATATTACGGCTCACATTGAATACCTGCTTACCATCGGTGCTAAAATTCGGGTGCGGGAGCATACCTGATATAAACGTGCCTGGCTGATCTGATTGCGCACCAGGCATACCGGACGGGCGATTCGCTGGGTTCGGTAAATCGGGGTGGGGCGGAGAATCTTCATTCTTCATAGGTTTCAAGGTTGCGGTCAGATCACCAGGGGCACCCATATTATCGGCGGTACCAAATTCGGCGCTCACCTCCCCACGACCACGTATAATTCGACCAATATTCTTAACGCCTAAATCAATGTAATAGCCAATATTTCTATAGTAAATATAGCATAAAACAGCTACAATCACTACAAGAGCTCCAACAATCCATAGGTTTGAAAAAGCACCAGAAATACTACCGACCATATTTGTCTTCGGCGTATTCATAGCCGGCAGAACCGATCTGGATGAATTAAAGTTCATATTACTTCTACTTAGTTATTTTTATTTACTATTTATGCTTCTGCTACTCGCTTCTTTACATGCTGACCCGCCCTCAATGTTTGAATATGGCTTCGCATTACTACATCCATCGATTCAATTCGATTTTTGCGTGATAGAAATGCGATATAAGTATCACAATTCATCGCGGTTTCACCGGGTACATTCCGAATATCATTATCGTCATACTCATACCACTGCCGTTCCTGTTTCGCATACATTCTATAATGACCGCCTCGGAAAGATCCCTGTTGTTCAATGAGCGCTGTTGTCTCGTAAATAGGAGGGATATACATACGATTGAATGGATCACCCTTGAATGCCATCCATGGGCGAAAATCAAATGTACTAATATCCCACGCAACCTTGCCCGCAACTTTCTGCATTGTATTCGTAAATCGCTTCAATGTTAGAATAATAATATCTGGTACTCGAGAAATACGATTTCTAATAGTCGCCTTCCCCTTGGTCTTACACGCGTCGCATTGATAATCATCCAAACTCTCATCCGCAAACGCCAGATTGAGACAATCCGTAAGAGTTGCGTCAATCTTAGTACGATTTGGCATTTCGCCGCCGGGCAAAGGAACCTTCAGCATCAACCACGGCTCATAACGCGTGCTCACCACCTTACACGCATCACAAATTACCTCTGTTTGCGTCTGTCCATTATAATGCTCGATGATTGGTGAGTACTCTTTACAAAAGAATTTGCCCCACGACTCGATCGCTTTCACATACGCCTCTTCTTCCTTATTTGTAGCATTACCAATAACTTTCATAATAACATTCTTATACATCGCATCGTGAATGCCGTTCAGAATATACTGAATCGTTTCCGCCGCATCACTTTGCTGTCCGTAACGATGCCAATCATCGCCACAGTCGTGAATCGTTCGTAGAAATGCCTCGTGAAATCCCCGCGGATTCAACGTAGGCTTGGCACCCGCCGGTAGCGAGTGCTTCCAGAAATCGCGTATAAGTATTTGAAAGGATTCTAAGAGTAACTTTTTGCTTGTCCCCTTACGAGGCTCAACCGTATTTGTTAGAAATATATCACATAATGGAGGTGATAGACGTAGTGCTTGTAAAACAACATTTAGAAAACATGTATTTCCTAAATTTGCCAAGCCGATTGTCGTCGACAATTCTGTCATTTGTGTTAGTTCTTCTTATTATTTATACTTCATACTTTAGACTCTTCAAATTTTTCAACCGTCTAAAGAATTAAAATTGAAGTAATTTAAATCTATAATGCCAAATAACACCACAATGACCTACAATCCCCAACAATATGAAACGGTCTATGGATTCTCTATGCTAGATGAACTCCATAATTTTATGCCCGAACTCCTTTATGACGAGACCATGTTCCCCAATGAAATGGTGGCTTACTTTCGCCACCGTATGGGGCGCCTCTTTCAACCTACTTTTGTACGCCAGCAGCACATCTATAATATGTATATGTCACAGGCGCGTCGTGCTGCCTTTGATGAATGGCGTCGCTCGCGCACGGCAGCGTCCGTTATTGCTCCACCTGTCGGTGTCCCTGATATCCTAACCGCGCTCAATAATGCCTTTAACGGTAATACTGCCACGACGGCAAACATTCGTATGGAAATTCCTCTTGCGCCTGAGACGCCGCAGGCACAGATTCGCCGGCGGGGCACAGTAGAACTACCATCGGGTACCGGCAATCTCAATCGTATTAATACAGTTGGTCAGTCTTTTCGTGCTGCGGGAGGCTCAGAGCCTACGACTGCTACAACCAATACCCCTCCGCCTCCTAGGCGTCAGAGAAATCCGAATGAATTCATCACCGCGAACGATCTCCTTCATCTCACGTCACCTACCGGCGGTGAAGCCGCATCATTCCTTAATATTCTTACCGGTGCTATGCTTGGGGGGCTTGATGTTCCTATTACCACTACTGTTGGTGCTCGCGGGTTTTGGCGGGAGGTAGATGTTGTAGCTACGCAGGCGCAGATTGCCACCGGCTCTACTGTTGTTGAAGAAGCGGCGATTGCGGCGGATGTCAATTGTGCGATTTGCCAGGAACATACGTACGCTGAAAGTGAGAATTCTCATCAGTGGCGCCGACTCCATTGTGCTCACCAGTTCCACCGTGAATGTGTAGATTCGTGGCTAGAGCAGAGTGTTCACTGCCCTGTCTGTCGTGCGGATATTCGCGAGCCTGGCGGTAGCGGCAGCGGTAGCGGTAGCGGTAGCGGTAGCGGTAGCGGTAGCGGTGGCGGACCGGCTGGTGGAGCAGGCTCCGCCGGCAGATCATATGCTTCCGCTGCGCGCCGTGCGCCTGTTTGAAAAAATTGAAAGCATCGCAGGCGTTTAGAGACTATGTAGGCGTACTACGATTACATATTCTTCCTTCCAAATGGACATCTTTGACGGTATCAGTACCGGCAGTATTGACTATAGTCCCTACCAACCCGCCAAGGTTGTCAGCATTATCCTCGACGAAGCAGAACTCGCCAAATGCGGCGAGGGGAGTTTCGAACGTTTCTGGCGCGTCTGGTACACCGAACGCTCCTTCTACGCTCCTGCCCTACAAACATTGGTGCTAGGTCTGCGGCGGAGCTCGGCATCCTGGACGGGCATTAGCCGCTTCCTCCAATACTTTGAAACGGATGTCCTGTTTCAACATCCGCGTGCTGGGCTGGATATTTACTTGACCAATGATGATGACCCTCAGCAAGTTCTATCAATTACACCGGCGATGTATCACAGATATCCTGTATCAATTCCCCAAGCGCCCCGAGTGCTGTAGATTCCTGGGACGGCTTCGTTTCACGGCGTAGGCGCACAGTTGTAATAATCAGTTTAATAAGATCCTTTCGCTCTTTTTGATTGAGAGTATTGGTCACATCAGCGGCGGCATGCGTAAGCTCCGCCATCTGACGGTAACTCATACGCTTATTTTTGACAACTTCTGTTAATACGTACTTAAGAATATGTGTATATTCAGTTAGGGCTCTGTTACGGCGAAGGTGCTCTTTACGCACTTTCTTAGGTAGCGTCTTCCAGTGCTTCTTACATATATTACGCTCTTGGTATATGTATTCTGCGGGTTTGGTACACGGCTTCCCGCTCTTCTTTAAAACTTCACACGTAGCCATCTACAATATATATTGTCGGCGTTTTAGGCTATACTGTCTGCTCGTGGCTCTTCGATTTCACAAAATCGGCAATCTCCTCGCACATCGATCGGCACGGTTCCATACCGCACCGCGTTAGCAAGACGGCGACCGGCGCCTTCCATTGTAGGAAAAACGGCGCATAGTTATAAACACTGTCCAACCCTTGGCAAATATCCTTTCCAATTTCCTGAATATCTAGTGCAGGTAAATGCGACTTTACATGGGTCGGTAGTTTGGCAAGGGTACGGCGCATAAACTCCTCCGTGACCGCCACAAGTCTCTCTATTGCCTGCTTTGGAACATACGGCATATAGACAGAGATAAACTGGTTAAGGGACGGATGTATAGAAGTCACTGTGGCAGCGACATCAATCGCTTGTAACGCTTTATTTAACGGTGCTGAAGGGGGTGCTTCACGTAAATAAGCGCTTGTAGTTGTATAGAGTGTAAGAGCATAGACGGCGATTGTAAGACTAGATAGGATAGATGAGCACATATGAACATCGTGAAACATCGGTGTCAGAAAGCATAGAAATGATATAAAACGATTGGACAGACACGTCCGTTTTTTGGGGGATCCCTCAGATGTCAGAGTTGCGACATGGCTGAAAAATTCCTCAGCACTTGGAACTATGAAGTCCGGGTGCTTCTGAGAATATTGAATTCCTTTTATTTGAAATAGGAAGTCAATAGCATCTTTGAGGATTGTGTCCTCCCCTTTTACGCCTAATTTTCGCGGGATACTTGACGACTTCTTCAAAGAGGGCATAGAATACCTTCTTATAGGTTTCTATAGATATTTATTTAAACCTCAGTTCGGCACATACTTGACAACCGCCTTCATATCCTGTCTAACCACAGTCGTAAACGAAAGAATTTCGCCGCTTGGAGTGTAAAGTAGTGCGATTTGCTCCTCAGGTCCACGATACTGGTTAAAACGACGCATAAAATCGCCGACCGTCTCCCCATCCGTCCCCACCAGCTTGAGTGCTGTACCATCGCGAAATCCCGCATACTTCATCCCGCTCGTATCAGGCTGAAGTATGAGATTGACATACTTCTTGGGTGCCGTGTTGAACCAATTGAAGAACATATTGTTTATGTGATGAGGGATTGTTTTAAACCACGTATCCTGGTAGTAGATCTGGAAATACATAAAAATCGTCAATAGGACCGTGATTCCAATTATGAATATTATCATTTCCTTTTACATATTTATATCCATTCGCCTCCAAAATATACCTTATATTTGTTTGCATTTCAGGACCAGTATGAGGCGCATTATGTTCTACCGTCATACACCGAAACTGATATTTATCGAATGGAAATGTAGATAAAATATTATATTCCTGCCCTTCTACATCAAGCGATAAGTAATCCATAATACGTGGTGCCGAAAATGTATCTAATATTTTACCCAACGTTGTAGTCTTCTTTTGAATAATATCATTGTTACGTGTAAACCCATTATTATTATTATCAATAATACCACTTACAACATCGCAAAGAGAAAATGAAACATTGACATTTTCGTGTGAGTAAGCAAGTTCGTCGCTCACATTACACCGTCTGTTTTTACGAAGATTCTCTAAATATTCAGGATTCGGTTCGATACATATACCGTTCCATCCAAGCTCACGTTCAAAATATAATGTATTACTCAAATGAACTCCATCGCACGCGCCCAACTCTACAAAATATCCGTCTTTCTTATCTCCCAATATAGAATGTACCCATTGATCTTGTCCTATTTGCGAATTATACGGCATTTAATTATTTATATAGTCTATTATTTAAACCAATGTTTAGATTTTAATTATAAAAATGGATGAGGCTATATCTCTTGGATGGAATTGTGAAGCAGCAAATAGGGGGGCTGAACTAGGTATACGGAAACGTAAAGCAAATGGATATCTAACCTGCCCGTTTGACGAATGTGTTACAAATTATAAAGGTATTATATTATGTATTAAAGAGGATTTTAAATATTTTTGTGATCCGTCTTATCTAGAAGTGATTGAAGCGCCATTTACCGTAGGAGGAATCTTTAAACACGAACGATTATTATATAATACACGTTATAAGTTTATCTTTAATCACGAAAGCCCTGACCACGCAAATCTATATATCACACAAAATTGGGCTGGTGGAAAAAATCATTACATAGATAACAACTTTGAGTTATTTATAGAAAGATATAATCGACGAATTAATAATTTTAGACATTATGTTCAAAATAATTCTATTACATTTATTATTGGAAAGCCAGATCCAGATGTGAGCGAATTAGATAAAGTTCTAAAAGAAGTATATCCAAATCTAGTCTTTGATATTCATTATTATGTTCCAAGTCATCCAGTAGAGTTTGTACATGGACATTATCATTTAATGGAGGTTCTTAAATCTTAGGGTACGAGTCTAAAAGTTTAAATTATATTATCGGTAAATATGGCTGAGATTGTAGTCTTTATCGTTTTTATGTTTGTTGTAATGGCTATGGCTATGGGGTGGCTATATCATGTTACGAAACAAGTTGTAGGTATCACGAATGGGCAGACTCAACCCTTACTCGGCTCAACCTGAGCACTTAGCAATGGAACCTGCGATGGTGCCAAAGATAGCCCAGGTGGCTCAGGTACATAAATCGCTGTATGCTCGACCTGTCCGCAAATATCCGGTACATCAAAATCCTTAATTTTACCAAACTTTTCTGCGCATTGGTTGCGAATATCTCTCGGAATCGTTGGATTTGTATCCGATACTATATTGATATCCTGCTTAATATATTTCAAAAATGTTCCACAATCCTTACGACCGCTGTAAGGAATCGCTAATTGCTCTTCTATTTTACGTGTTATAATATCCCACTTTTCCGCCGATTGCTTATGAGTGGTTGCTATCATCGTCCAGTTGAATTTATCCTGTATCATATTTACAATACCTACGCCGATAGAGATACACCCAAAAATAATAGATGTTTTTGTCGCATCCGTTGTCACCGCTCCTACAATCAGATTTCCTATACCGCTCAAAGAAATGACAATATTTGTTGTAATAGACATTGTTAGAGCACGCTTACTATAACGCGAATACGCCTCCGTATGCATCCAATTAAAACATTTTGATTGATCGCACCAGTCTGCCATCATCTTATCTACGGTTCCATTCCACTGAAGTCCAGGCTGTGTCTCGGCTTCATTCGTTGACATCCGTTTGCTAAAAGGGTGTGTTTTTATAATATTTCTCCATAAATTGAATCGTATTTCGATTTATTGGGGTATAAGGCTTTATTGTTAGAGGTGATGGCTTATTTACATATTTATTCGCATAGACTCTACTTAGTTTTCTATTTACTTTCTTTGTATTATTAGGCTTTTTGTTTGCTGTCTTATTCTTGGTCTGGTTCGGTTTTCTCGGATTTTCCATATTCATTTGAAAAATAAGATTGTTATTATTGCCGTTATTTCTGCGGGTAGACATCCTTATCTTGGATGCCTATTTTTTCGCAAACATCGAGGCAATAGACCGCTGACCACTTGTTGCCATTGCGTCCGCTTTGAGCAAAGACCCAAAGAGCAATTCTTCCGCAAGTTTCTCCCGCGCCGCCACCGGATCCTTCGCTTTCTTACAAGCCTCTAGGTCGTGTGGCTTGACGCCTGGTAGTTTTGCCAACTCCAGCGCAAACACTTGTGCTACGGGCTTCGCAATCTGATTTGTAATATAATGCTTATAATCGGGTCGAAGGTTGTGCTCCTTGATGAATGCGGGGGTTTCAATCCGCTCGCCTTGTAGGGTCGCCTTCGACTCAATATACACAAACGACATTCGCTCGCTCGTAGACGGCTTATTGCCTGGATCCCGCTCCGCAATACGGTCCGCCAGCACCTTGTGGGCAATACGCGACGGATTCGCATAATCGGCTCTCAAGGACTTGGTAATCATCAGCTTTGTCATTGGGAACTTGCCCGCAAGGAGATCCTTGGCGGTGTTTTGGACAAAGTCAAACGCATCCTTTACTCCTGAGCTGCCAACAGGTCGGGTTGGATCTAGAATCCGCTCAATCGCACCGCCATACACGTACTTCACAATCGGGGCGTTGTCTCGGCGCTTCATCACAATACCCATACTCTTGCGGTGGAAGTCATCGGGGGTGAGCCCGTCCTCGGACATATCGCCCACATACCGCTTCTTGCTCAGGAGACAGAACGTCCGAAAGATTTTATCGAACTCAAAGTCATGCGGGGGTTTCAAACAAGAAGATACGAGTTTACCGGACTCAATTGTGAGGTCTTTCGCCGCCTTGAGTGCCGCATCGCCCGTCAACGGGACGCCGGTTTTAGGGTCCTTCGGTCGGAACCGCAGGAAGATAGAATCAGTATCACCATAGATACACTCGGCATCACACCGCGGGTCCTTGCCGCCGCCGTAAATAGTCTCAATCACCGCCTTCGCAAACATCAGCTGCTTACGACCATAGGCGGTCGTTGACGCGGCTAACACCTGACGACGCACCTTAAATGTACCACTGCCTAACTGTCCGTATAGCGAATTGGCAGTCAGCTTATATGCCAACTGCTGCGCATCCAACAGCGACTTCTTGAACTCATCCGTCTCCTTCTCCGCCTGTTTACGGCACTTCTTACGCGAAGAGAGGAGCATCTCCAAAATCCGAGGAATTGTACCCTGCGGCTTTTGGATATACCGCGCCACCCGCTTGCCATCTTTGAGCTTAACTGGGTGTTTGCGGGTATCTGCTGGATCCGGTCGCAAGATATCAAACTCAATGTTCACATACGTATTGTTGGGGAGGTTATCATAGCGGTCCGAACCCTCCCGCAGCTCACGGAACGTTGTTCCGTCGTTCTCGTAGTCCTTCACCCAAATAAGCGTATCGTGGCTGATATTTTCCGAGATAATCGATGACGGATATAGCGAAGCAAAGTCATCTGCGGTAATCGGATCGTTGATATAAATGCCGGTCTTCGGCTCCAAGACAATCGCACCCTCGTAACTATCATCCTCGCTCGGCGTTTCAGGCTCATCTGGAGCATCATCAAAGTTCCGCCGCTGACTTGGCAATACCTCAATCAGCTGGTCATTGAGTCGGCACTCCTTGAAGATAAGAGACTCAATCTTGATACCCTGACCTCGTAGAAAGATGAAAGAGACCGGTACCGAGCATACATTCGCCATAGCCACTGAATTGTTGAGAATCTCCAACTTATTGAAGAGTTCCATCACTAGGTCACAATCCTGTAAGCAGTAACGGGCAACAATGCCGCGTTCCTGCGGCGTACCGCGGTGGAAACGGAAGATATCCTTCGGCGAGACATCGTCCTTCACCTGTGCCCAACGGGTTGGCTTGCCGCCGTTATCCTCCAGTTTTTCCTTACCGCCCTTGATTCGGATTGTCAGCTTTGTCGGCTCGACGGCGATCACTTCCGCTTTCTCGACAATACGGTCATTCTCATCATCCATCAGCGTAATGAACCGTCCAGGAAGCGTGCCCTTTGTAGACTTCGTCGCCACAATGAACTCCTCACTATCTGGTTTGAGTTGGGTGAGCGATTTGACCGCTCCGCTCACAAATGTTGCCGATACATTATCTAGACTGTACGAATCCAGATTGTGATTACGACGAATATAGGGAAGCAAATCAATTTGTAGACGACCTGGACTGTTCATAAAGTGCATTGTATTATCACCCATTGCCGACGATGATAAGAACTTCTCTTCCAGCTTGGTGGGGCGGGATTTCAAACAAGAGAGTGGAGTTGTAATATTGACCGCCTCCTTCTTACTCGTCAAATATTGTAGGCGGTCCCAAATATATTTAGAATCAAACCCAAAGATATTATAGCCAATCAGAATATCAGGATCCGTTCGACCGAGCCACTGAAACCACGCACGTAACATCATTCCCTCATCTTCGTACGAATAAACCTCAATCGGCACCATCTCACCTGGCGGTCTCACAGTCTCCTTATCCACCGACTTAAGAACCCAGATATGCTTGCTAATTGGCTTAGACCGGCGATACAGCACAATGCCAATCTGGATAATTTCATCGCCTTCAACTACATTATAGGGAAAGATTGGCGGGATAGGCTTTCCATATTTATCTTTCGGTTTGCGATACTCCGAGAGCAACGAATCTAGGTCCGATATCGCCTTTTCTCGAATATCGGACTTTGACTCCGTCTTGATAATCGATAAATATCGTAGAATACTATCCTCAACGTGCTTTGGCTGCGAATAAATACAATTCATAAGAAAGTCCTTTGTAAGTTGTCCGCTGTGTTTCCGTGAATTGATATAAATCGGCGAGAGCTCACCTGACAGCCGAACAGTGGCATTGGCAAGGCGTTCGCAAAACTCCGATACCGTTGTCGGCATACCACGCTCATAGAGTTCGCGAATAGGCTTGCGCCAGCCCTTAATCGCAATAGGAAAGTCGCCGTGGCTGGAATTACACTCAATATCCCACGAACCCACCAGGAACGGTGCCATTCCTTGGTCTTCCGCGGTTTGAACATCCATCCACTCGGCGGTAGCATACACCTTCACCTTTGCATCGTCCGAGTTGGCAAACTCCCAATGATTTGCGGGAACCTGGACCCAGCCCGCAGGACTGATATTCCGCTCATGGAAGAAACGTAGCATCGGATCAATATTTGCCTCGTACACCTTGAGTGCCAGTTTTTTCCCTTGCGGACTAACGCCATCTACATCACCTACAGGAACATACTTATCCAGCAGCGCAACTGCGCCTATTCCAAATAACTGAGCCGTATTGTTGGCTAGTGGCGTCGTGGTATCTTTGTCTAGGAAGCGGTCTTTCAATTGTCGCCACAAGGTGAGTGTAGGTGTAATAATCTTTAGAAAGGTTCCCTTATTGCCGCCATTATAATCTATCAATACCTGATGCTCTTCGTAATTACAGTCTACCTGTTGAAGTTCATCAAACGCAATGTCTTCGTCTTCGTGTAGCTTGAGCATCCAATCTTGTAGATTCCGCTTTGCCGTTTTGTTATTTGCCAGACAATCTGGAATTCGAACATAGAAATATGGCTTGAAGTCGGTCACTTGGAGTGCCACCGATTGCCCCTTCGGATCGGTGCCAAAGAGGAGAATCTGATACTTCTTTTTCGAATGGGACGCAGAGCTTGTAGAATGGCGATCTTCGTCACTCGCACTATCTACCGACATATCAGGATAGGCATCCT